ATGAACGATACAATAGTAGTAGCACTAATATCATTTCTAGGCACTTGTATAGGTTCTTTTGCTGGAATGAATTTAATCAAGTATAGAATTAATCAACTTGAAAAAAAAGTAGAAAAACACAACACTGTAATAGAAAGAACTTATCGCTTAGAAGATGATGTTAAGTATATAAATGAAGAAATCAGAGAATTGAAAGAGAGGTGTTAAGAATGGAGAAATTTAAAAAAATTAGTAAATATGTGCTTAATATATTAACTATAATTAATGCTCTAATCATAGGAATTGCTCCTATATGGAATATTAATGCAGATAAGATAACTAATACTATAGCAGTAGTTATAGCAGTAATATCAACATATTTATTAGGAAATAAGGCAGTAAATAAGATAAAAGGAGAGTAGATAATATGGTAAATATAATAAAAAGAATAGTACCAGAAAGTAAATGGGGAATAAAATGCCCTTATGAAATGACACCAACTAGAATAGTAGTACATAATACTGCTAACGATGCAACAGCAAGAAATGAAATAGCATATATGACAAATAATGACTATGAAACATCATTTCATTATGCTGTCGATGATAAAGAAATAGTACAAGGAATAGAAGAAAATAGAAATGGCTGGCACGCTTCGGATGGCAATGGCAAAGGAAATAGAGAGGGTATAGCAATAGAAATATGTTATTCAAAATCTGGCGGAGATAGATTTATCAAAGCCGAACAAAATGCAGTAGATTTAATCGTTGACATATTAAAAAGATATGATTGGGGAATTGATAGAGTAACAAAACATCAAGATTATGGAAATCATAAATATTGCCCTCATAGAACATTAGATATGGGCTGGGATAGGTTCTTAAATATGATAAAGGCTAAATTAGAAGATAAACCTACTTCAAACGAAGTTAATGTTTATTACAGAGTTAAAACTCAAAAACATGGATGGCTTTCAGAAGTTAAAAACCTAGAAGATTATGCTGGCTGGGAGAATAGCCCTATAACTGGACTTGCTATAAGAGTAGATAAAGGTTCTATTAAATATAGAGTTCATATTAAAGGAAAAGGCTGGTTGCCATTTGTTACTGGTTATGATATTAATGACTTTAACAATGGTTTTGCTGGTGATGGAGTAAATGCTATTGATTGTGTAGAATGTTATTATTACACACCTAATAATATTAGACCATACAAAAAAGCAAAATATAAAATAAATAATTATCCTTATCAATATGATAATGAAAAAATTAATGGTCAAGATGGCTATGCTGGGGTATATGGAGTTAGTGCTACTAAGTTTCAAATAACAATTGAATAAAGATATTAAGATAATGCTTAAAATCTATAAAACAAAAGAAAGAGATTGGCTAGGCTATAAGATATATAGAAATACACCATTAACAAGACATCATATATTTAAAAGAGTATATGGTGGTGCAAACGATATATCTAATTATGCTTTATTAATAGAGAAATCTCATGAGGACTTGCATAAAATTGAAAGAATAGATTTGCAAGCATATAACGAATTAAATAATTTATTCAGAGAATTAAATGAAAGTATGCAACCTCCAAACGAAGAATATTACCAAAATATAGGTAAAATATTAAAGAGAGTTAAAAAAAATTAACTCTTTTTTCTTTATTTTATAAGGGTTTGCGAAAAAAATGTAAAAAACTAAAGAAATTTATTAAAATGTATTGACAAATGTAAATACATTATGTTATAATAATATTGTAATTAAGGAAAGGAGAACAAAAATGGAAAAGTTAACTAAAGAAGAAATTAATTTAATAATAACATTATTAACAAGATTTCTTACAAAAGAAATTGGCAAATATGAAGAATTCATAATGGCAGACAACATAATTAGAAAATTGAGTGAGAACTAAAAAAGTTCTCCTCAGTTTAAAAAATATAAAAAGGAAAAGGTGATTAGAATGAAAAAAGAAATTAAGAAAGTTGAAAAATTAGTAAATAAAAAAGGTTATATACCAGTATTGAGCGGTAATGAGATAGTATTCATTTATAATAAAATGACTGGTAAAGAATATACACCTAAGTATAGTTTAATGATAGGAGGCGAATTATAATGAGGACATTAAAAGAAATTAAAGAATATTTAAAAAATGCAGAAACTGAAGAATTAGTTAGCAAAAGAGGAAATAAATATCAAGTAGTAAAAGTAAGCAAAAAAACATTAGATAGAATATTTGATTTCAAAAGTTTAAGAAAATCAATACATTCAATAGACAATAAATATATATACCCAGTTGTATGGTTTGAAAAAGGCAAAAAAACAGAAGTAACAGTAATGGAGGAGAAATAATGAAAAAGATAATTAAATGGTTAAGAGATAATTTAGATAGAGATTTATATGAATATTATGGAGTTAAGAAAGGAGAAAGAATATAATGAAAAAGTTTTTAAGAGATAATAAAGGAGTAATTATATTCTATGCAGAATTAGTTATAATTACATTAATAGTATTAAAGAATTTATAGAAAGGAAGTGATAAGATGATAAATAATGATGATATGATAAGAATAAGTTTATTAACATTATTATCAATTGTAATTGGAGCAATAATTACTTATGTTGGGTTTACTTATAACAGATATGATGTTAATAGAGATGGAAAAGTAACATCTGCAGATTATGTAGAAATTAAAAATTATATAATGGAAAAATAAAAAGGAGAACAAAAATGAAAAAGAATAAAGAGGTAATGACTAGAAAAAGTTATAAAAGAAAAAAAGAAATAAACAAGGTTTGGGTTAAGGTTAAAAAAGTTTTGATAATATTTTTCATAGGTTTTATGTGTGGGCTTGTATATAGCAACTTATTTATAGGCTCAGACTTAATTGCTAAAGCAGAGACAAGTGAAAGTAAGGAAGTAATACAAATAGACCAAGAAGAAGAAAAGCCTCTTAAATCGCAAAAAAATGCCGAATTAGAGGGTTTGGAAAAAATAGAAGAATTATCAAATGAATGCACTTTAGATGAAGTGTCTTGCAAAATCAAGAAAGTAGCACAAGACTATGGTGTTGATTGGATATTAGCAATTGCTATCTCGAAACATGAAACATGGGACTATACATCTTATATATTCAAACATCAAAATAATGTTGGTGGTTTATGGAATGGTATAAAAGGTGAATTCTATAGTTATGAAACTTTAGATGCAGGTATAGAAGCCTATATATCTAATTTAAAACATAATTATTATGATGAAGGTCGTACAACAATAGAAACTATACAGCCTAAATATGCACCAATAGGAGCAAATAATGACCCTAATGATTTGAATAATAATTGGATACCTGGTGTTACTAGAAGATATAAAGAATTAGGAGGGAAATAATGGAAGAGTTTAAATTGCAGTTCTACTTCAATTTATATAAGAATACTTCTATGGATAGTAGAAATGATTTCAGAGCAAAGTTTCATAAGAGACATGGGGAGTTTCGTTATTTAAATGAATTGATAAGAATGATAAAAAATTATCAAATAAAAACATTTGGTTGTACTTTACATGAGGGCTATAACAGTAGATTAAAGCAACAGACAAATGCCTACCTAAGAGGAAGAGAAAGAAAGAAATCAAATGGGAGGAGGTGGAGAAATTATGAATAATGTTTATATCAATTTAAAAGATTTCTATGGTTATAATATAAAAAAAATATTTGGAAATCAAGATTTAGTATCTATTGAAGAGTTAATTGATAAATTAGAAGAATATGTAGATATAATTGAAGAAAAAGAAGAAAAAATTGAAGATTTAAAAGAATATAAAAATCAATATTGTGAACTATACGACCAATATTGTAGATAGGAGATAATATGAGAAAGAAAACAAAAACAAGAGTATTAAATATTAGGCTTTCTGAATGGGAGTTTAATGAATTAGAAAAAGCAACAAAATTAACAAGGCAAAGTAAAACATCGTTCTTAATAATGGCAATGCTTGAAAAAATACAAAGAATAGGAGGTAAATAACGAAACTATTTAGATTTATGTCAAAAGAAGAATTCAATAAATACTTAAAAGGTGAGAAATTAATCAACAAGACAAAACACATAGGTTATACCAATTCTAAAGGTTTTTGTTTTATGGATTTAGAAGATTATGAACCAGAATATGCTTATCAATTTCTAAGTGGAATTGTAAGTACAGGAGTTTGTGTAGTATTTGAAACAAATGAAATTTTAACAAAAAGTTATGGAAGATATGCTGAACCTTATGGTGGTTTTTTTGATAGTTTTGTTTCTGATGAATATTGTATAGAAGAATATAGTAATAATGATTTTAGATTAATCAAATATTGCTATGATTTTGATGAAAAATGGTATCAAGATAAAGAATGGAAGTGGCATCATGAAGTATAATGTTAAATTAAGTAAAGGAAAAATAAATATAAATGGTAAAGATTATGATATACCTAGAGAAGTAGCAGAGTTTATTATTTATGAAACAAGCACTAGAGATGACATAATACAAACAAGAGATGTATATAAAAGAACTATAGAGAAAGCAATAAAATATTTAGATTGTTGGCGTGATAATTGGTATAACAATACAATGGAAGATGATAAAGAATATATATGTATGTTATCAGATATATTAAAAAAGGCGGTAAGATAATGAATATAGAACTTACTGATTTAGAAGAGATATTACTTTATTTAGCAACAACCAGTTTAGAACCACACAATGATTATACAAGCGAATTTACATATAAAGACCAAAAAATATTATATAAATATATAAAAGAATTGCAACAAGAAAATGAGAAATTAAAAGATAATTGGAATGAGTTGAAAGAATATATAAGTATTAAATTATATAATACAGAATATTTGCAAAAATTATGTGGTTGTAGAATTGATGATATAGACCATATACTTTTAGATGTTATAAGAGAAGAAATGCAAGAAATAGAAAGAGAGGGAAAATAATGGAAGAAAAACTATTCTTGTTTAACCCTTTTAACATAAAAAGGATAAATGAAAAAGAACTTGCCAGCATGTATCAAGAAGTATTTAAAAAGATTATAGATGAACCTAATTCAATGTATCAATATGCACAAAATGTAGAAGTATATTCTAATCTTAATTACATAATAGGAGAAGTAATAGCAAGATTAACTAAAAACATAATAGAATTAAAAACACAAATAGAAATAGATAGAGCAATAAAAACAACCGAGGAAAGAAAGAATTGGAATACTGAAAGAGATGGTAAGGCACCTGCTATGGCTTATTTTGAGGCTCTAGGAACTCGTTTTTGCCAAGAAGATATAAAGAGACTAGCAGATAAAGAATGCTCGTTAAAAAGGTTTAAAAATGCTTATGCAAGTACTGAAAATAAAATTAATGCTCTAAAAAAGAAAATGGAAAGTATAAAGTTTGAAGAATTTTAATTAAGGGGGGGGAGATATTAAAAAGATAATATTTCTTCTTTTTATACATTGACAAGTACCTTTAAAGGTGGTACAATTGATTTAGATAAGAAAGGTAGGTGAGAAAATGAAATTATTATTTAGATTTATGAAGAAAGCAGATAAGACCAAAAATAGAATTATAATACCACAATTTCTAATTAATAAATATGGTAGTGAATTCTATTTAGAGTTCTATGATGATGAAACTATAAAATTAGTACCAGTTAAAAAGGAGGAAAAATAATGGCAAAATTCAAAGTAAATAAAACAAAAGATTACACTATAATGAGCAATTACCATTTAAAAGAAAAAAATATGAGTTTAAAAGCAAAAGGACTTTTAAGTGTAATGTTATCTTTGCCAGACAATTGGGACTATTCAATATCAGGATTAATAGCAATTAGTTTGGAAAATGAAACATCTATAAAAAGTGCATTATCAGAATTAAAACAATTTGGATATTTAGAAATAATTAAATTAATGCCTAATGAAAGTGAAACAGGAAGAATTGATTATATTTATAATATCTACGAAAAACCAAAACAAGAGGGTAAAAAACAAGAGGTAGAAAATCTACCCCTAGAAAATCTACCCCTAGAAATTCTAGCGGTAGAAAATCAAGGACAATTAAATACTAATAATAAATATAATAATATAAATATTATTAATACTAAAAAACAAAATATAGATTATATAAATAATAATAGTAGTAGTATAGAGAAACGCGATACGATTTATGACTTCTTAGAACAAAACTTTGGAAGAACATTAAATAGTATTGAAATTGAAATGATAAAAGAATGGAATGATAATGAATTAACTAGATATGCAATTAAACAAGCAGTATTAAATGGTAAATATAATGTTAAATACATAAATACAATATTAGTTAATTATAGAAATAATTCCATAACAACAGTGCAACAAGCACAAGAGGAAGAAAAAGTATTTAAAAGTAAAAAAGAAATTAAAAAATCAAGAACATCCACTATGGATGAAACAATTAAGGAGATATATAATGGAACAATTAAACTTCAGTAAAATAGTTAATGTATTAAGAATAGCCTATCCATATTATTTTAAAGATATGGAAAAAGAAAGCACAATTATGTTTAATCAACTATATTATAGCAAATTAAAAAAATATGATTATATAGTGGTATCAAGTGCTATAAACAAGATAATTGAAAAAAGTGAATTCATGCCTACTATAGCAGAAATATTAACAGAATGTGATAAAGAGACAAGGAGATTATACAAAATAAAAATAGATAAAATGTATACAAATGGTTTCTTTAAGACAGACCAAGAATATGGAAAAGCCTTACAATGGCTCTTTGAGGACAAGCCTATTGTTCCTAATTGGTTGTTAGAAGAAATCAATGGATATGAAGAAAAATTATTAATATCAAAAAAATAAATAAAAATGTAAAACACGGTTGACAAAAATTAAAATAAGATGTATAATTAAGAAGAAAATGAAAGGAGAACAAAGAAAATGAAAGAAGAAGAAATAAAAAAGATGAACATCTATGAAAAGATGTCATTAATAACCGAAGAAATAGGAGTTATTGAAAAGGGACTAGTTGTATCTATAAGCAAAACAAATAGTTATAAAGCAGTGTCGGAAAGAGATGTACTAGATGGAGTAAAACCTATAGAAAAGAAATATAGAGTTTATAGTTATCCAGCAAAAAGAGAAGTAATCGATAGAGATACTTTAGTAAAAGAAAGTGAATATAATGGAAACATAACTAAAACTGATACATTATTCATGAGAATAGAGACTACTTATAGATTTGTTAATATAGACAATCCTAGTGAGTTTATTGAAACAACAGTCTACGGAGATGGCTTAGACACAGGCGATAAAGCACCAGGAAAGGCAATGACATATGCAGACAAATATGCACTTATGAAAGCATATAAGTTAAGCACTGGAGATGACCCTGATAAGGAGGCAAGCCCAGAAAATGGCTACAAGAAAGCAACTAAACAAGTAGGCAATGCAAAGATAAGTCCTAAACAAATAGAACTTATACAAAAATATTATCAAGGTGAAAACTTAACAAAATTATTAGAAGTAAATAACCTTGATAAGTTAGAAGATATGTCTATTAATAAGGCAAGTGAAATATTAAGTAAATTATTTGCAAAAAAGGAGGACAAGTAATGAATAATTTAATAGTAAAAAAAGAAGATAATTATCAATTAACAGATACGATTATATCAGAATTAAGATTAATTGATGAAGAAGAAAAAGAATTAAAAGAGAAAAAAGAAAAGATAAGAGAAATCTTATTAAAAGAAATGGAAGATAAAAATATCTTAAAATTAGAAAGTGAGAATATTAGCATTACTTACAAAGCACCAACAGAAAGAGAAACATTTAGAACAGCAAAGTTTAAGAAAGATTTACCTGATTTATATGATACTTATGTAGAATTCACACCAGTTAAAGGTTTATTATTAATCAAGATTAAATAATGCAAACTTGGACTATAGGTAATTATGTTATAGAATATTGGGAAGATAGTCATACATATTTAGTTAATGGAATTATTCTTCCCTCTATAACAACAATATTAAAAAAGAAATTCGGAAATAAGTATCAAGGGGTAGATGAAAGGATACTTGAAGTGGCAAGCCAAAGAGGTACTGAAATGCACCAAGCAATTCAAGATTATGAAGAAGATGGTATAAATGACCTTAATAATAGAGAACTTCAAAATTACATATTTTTAAAGAAACATTATAAATGGCAAGTAATATCCTCAGAGATACCAGTAATCTTGTTTTTAGATGATGTTCCAGTAGCAGTAGGTAGATTAGACCAGATAATAGAAATTAATGGTGAAAGAGGAGTAAATGACTTTAAAAGAACAGCCACATTCGATAAAGAATATTTGGCATATCAGACTAACCTTTATAAAATAGCCTATGAACAAACTTACCATATACCATTATCATTTGTAAGTGGCACACATTTAAGAGAAGAAAAAAGAAAATTCTATAAGTTGCCAGTAAATGAAGAAATGGCAATGAAATTAGTAAAAGAATATTTGGAGGAAAAAGAAGATGTATAGATTTAAAAAAGAAAAATTTGATAAAATAAAATTAAATCAAGCAAAAATAGCAGAAGAAGTCGGAATTACTAGGCAGTACATGAATAGTATATATAATCAAGCAACACTATGCAAAAAAACCACTGCATATGCTATAACAAAAAGTATAGATAGTAATGCTGAAATAAAAGACTTTTTTGAAGAGGTAAGATAATGAGTATAAGAAGTCAATGGTGTGAGTTTGATAAAGAAATAAGAAAATACATAAAGAAAAGAGATAATAATAGGTGTATCTTTTGTGGAAATAATGGAGCATTACAAATAGCACATATATTCTTATCAAGGGCTCGTGGTGGTAAAGGTTGTAAAGAAAATGGTGTTATGTTATGTATTAAATGTCATCAAACATTAGATAATGGCAAAAATACTTCATTAAGAGACCAAATAAGCCGATTTTGTAGGTCATATTTAATCGAAAAAGAAAACATAATAGATTTATCCAGTTTGATGAAAACACTTAAATATGATAAAGAAAATAGCCTTAGAGAAAGAATTATAATACCAGAAGATAAAAAAGAAATAAAAGATAGATGTAAAAATTGTAGATTATTAGAAAAAAGACAAATAAAAGGTAATTCAATACCTACATATTATTGTAGATATAGAAAAATAAGAATAACAAAAAATACAGAGGCTTGTAAAGATTTTAGGAGGATAAAATGAAACCAGAAAAAATAAGTAGATTTCAAATGTGGAAATTAAAAAAAGAATTCCCTACAAGTAAAACAGAGAGAGAACAATTAAGAATACTAAAAAAAGATAAGCAAGAAGATATAAAAGCATATTTAATTATAATTAATTTATTGTTATTAACATCAATACTAAGTTATATATTATATCTAATGTTAACTTATAAGTGGTAAGGAGGAAGTGGGGTGATAAATAATGAAAAATAATAAAGGTGGAATTGGATTTGTTGGATTATTAACAATAACATTTATAGTATTAAAATTATTAAAAGTAATAAGTTGGAGTTGGTTATGGGTACTTAGTCCATTATGGATATCAACATTATTAATAATAATTTTAATAATAATTTATATTTTACTATATTATAGGAGTATTAAATGATTTTATACATACCATTAATATTCTGGGGGTTAATTGGTATAGGGGCAATCATTGGATTAATTATGATGATAAAGGAGAAATAAGAACAATGAATAAAGAATTAGCATTAAGAACATTTGCTTATTTAAATAGACATTACAAAACACATAATGAAACAATAATAAATAAACAAGAAATTGAAGCGATAGAGTTCATATTAAATGATAATGAGTTTTTAGAACAACAATTACACGAAGCAAGTTTAACTATACAAGAAATGATAGAAAAAGATAGATGGTGTCCTAGTAATTGTGAGAAATTAGAAAAATTACAACGAGAAAACAAAAAGCAAAAAGAAGTAATTGATAAAATAATGAACCAGATAAAACAATATGGGAAATATGACGGCAAAAAATGTACACGTGGTTTTCAGATGTGGAGTGCAGATTTTAATAAAATTTTAGATATGTTAAAAGAGGTGGAATAAATGAATAAGGAAGAGCAACAAGCATTTGATAAATGTATGAAAGCAATAAAAAGATTACTTATAGAGGAAAAGCAAACAAAGGCAAAATTAGAAAGAATACAAAAAGATAAAATCAATTGTGTAAGAATTTTATTAAGCGATGAATATTGTGAAGAAATATTAAAAAAAGAGGTGTCAGAATGAAATATGAATTACCAAGTATTGAATTAATAGTGATTGAAGAAAACAATTATTTAAAATTTGGAGAATATTTAAACGATATGCAATGCGATGATACTGCAAATAAATTAAGACTTGATGATTTAGAGTATGTGAAGAAATTACAACAAAAAAACGAGAAATTAAAAGATAATTGGAATAAGTTAAAAGAAGATTTGATAAATGATATAAATTATTGGCACGAACAAGAAAAAGAATGGATTAAATTGGGATTTATAAAGTTTGGTGGAGAAGCAAATACTAAAATCATCTTTAAAAAAGTTCTAGATAAAATGCAAGAAATAGAAGGAAGTAGAGAGTGATGAATAAATGAGTAAAATGTTATCTAAAATGAATTTAATATCAGTAGTTCAACAATTGCCTAAAGAAGATATAGAAACTATACAAGGATATGTTGAAATGATTGAAGAAGAAAATCAAGAATTAAAGAAACAACTTGAAGAAATAAATAAAATGATAGAAAAATGTGGTTTTGTAAATATAGAACAAGTAATGCTTAGTTACTGTGCCTTAATTGCTCAACAAAAAGGGTTTATAAATTATTTAGAAGATGAAAAAGATAGATTAGCAAGAGAATGTAGTAATATTTATGAAGATAGTTTAGGACATACGAGGTTAGTGAATGAAGATATATTTGATGAAATAAATGATGTTTTACAAAAATATAGAGAAATAATAGGAGATAATAAACAATGAAGAAAATAAAAGCATATATATTATTGATATGGTTTATATTATCAATTCCAATAGGTGTTTTAATTTCTTTTAAATATAAAGATTTTAAAGTATTTGCATTAATTAATATAGTTCTTCCATTACTATTTATAATATCTGATAAAGAAATATGTTATATGAATTTAGGAGGCAAATAATGAAATTAGAAGTTGGAAAATGGTGCAGAACCGAAAAAGGAACAATATTTAAAATCATTGGTGGAAATGTTGATATGTGGGAAATAGATATAGATTATTCTTATTTATCAAAATGTGAAAATGAAGATTACAATTCTTATGCTTATAATAAAAATAATAGTTTGTTTGAAGATTTAGTAGTTAAATCCAGTTATAACATAATTGATTTAGTAGAGGAAAATGATTATATAAATGGTTTAAGAGTAGAAAAAAATAAATATGGAAAATTATATACAAGTTATGTTTATTATGGTGGAGATATTGGAAAACAATGCGAAGTCTATACTACTTGGTTAAAAGATTATAAAATTGAATATATAGAAACAATAGTAACACATCAACAATTTGAAAATATGGCATATAAGGTGGGAGAATAAGTATGAAAATAATAGAAATGTTAGATAAGATGGCAACAGGAGAAATAAGCACCCAAGCAAAAGTAAAATATGGAAATGCAAGATATGAACACAAAAGCTGGGAAAGTTTAGATTATTATATTTATAAAGAATTAAGGAAAAGAAGCGAAATAGAATTTATAGATTTTTTAAATGATGAAGTAGAAATAATCAAAGAAGATAAAGAGTTCGAAGATATCAGAGAAATAAGAGGGGAAGTCGAAAGAGATAAAACATTATCACATGATGAAAATCAAGATAGTATAGTTAAGAATTTTAATATGTTAATTAAATGGGTAAATTTATTAGTTAGAAATCAAAAGAGAATAATAAATGAAATAAACAAACTAAAAGGAGAAAAGTAATGAATATAAATATTTATTCAAAATATAAAGTTAAATATAATTGTTATGGTGGGGAAATAGATGAAGAAAATAGCACGCCTGATGATATATTATTTAAAAAATTTAATTATGAAACTAATATTATAGAAAATGGTGGAATACTAGCAGAAAGAATAGCAAGATATATAGAACAGACTGATTTTCACGAAATAACAATAAATGATAATTTAATTACAATAGAGTTCTTTAATCCTAGCAATGGGGAAGCAAGTACAATTAATATGATAATAGAAAAGGAGAATGGTGATAAATAATGACTGCTAATGAGATGTTTGAAAAACTAGGATATAAACTTATAAATGATAAAAATATTGTTTATAAAGGCACTCATTTTACAGGTAGAATTATTCACATTGCTTTCTTTAGTGATAAAAAAATATTAATTACTCAATCAATTGGAATTGAAGAATTACAAGCAATAAATAAACAAGTAGAAGAATTAGGATGGAATAAGGAGGAAAAGTAATGGAAAAATTAAAAATTAAATTAAAAGAAAATCTAGCAGTATGCTTTGATTTTGATGGGGTAATTCATAAATATAGAAAGGGTTGGCAAGATGGAAGTATATATGATGAGTGTAACAAAAATGCTATAGATTTAATAGTAATATTACAACATATGAATATACCTGTATTTATATGTTCTACAAGAAATCCAAAGCAAATAAAAGAATGGTTTGACAAAACTATAATTGGTTTTAGAAACGAGATAATAAAAGATGATGTAATGTTTTGGAATGATTTAAAAGTTGTGGGCATAACAAACAAAAAACTTCCAGCACAATTATACATAGATGATAGAGCCTATAAATATGAGAACCAAAATGTTCAAGAATTTCTAAAAAGTTTGGGTGTCAAATAATGGAACCTCATAGAAGAAGAGAATTATTGAAAATAAGACAATCTTTTTTAGAAAGGTATAAATTAGCAAAGCAATTTAAAGATAGTTTTTATACTGAATATTTGGCTAAACAGATAAGAGAAATAGATGAGGAATTAAAATATTAATGAAAGAATGTAAAAAAAATATAATGGAGGTAATAAAAATGAGCCAAAATAGTGAAAGAAAAATATTAAGAGAAAGAGAAAAAAATAAATTAAAAGAAATACACAATACATACAATAGAAAGCCAAAAGAAATATGCCCTAAGTGTCATAAAAAAAGCTTATTTATGACTAATAGCAAAAATGAGGTATATTGTATAAGATGTAATAATTTAGTTGCAATAAAGAAATAATTATGCTATAATAGGAAGTGGAAAAGTAGGAGAACAAGCAAAAACTAAAAATATTATTTTCTTATAGACATTATTCATTCCTTTCAGAGATATAAATGTTTGTTCTCCAATAAAATATTCTTTTATGAAATTATGGGTTTGCCTTTAGTGAGTTTGATAATTTCTAACTTTTTTAGAATTGGAGGATAAAATGAAATATGAATTTATTAAAATTGACTTAGATACTTATAAATTAGTATATACTAGCAAAGATAAAAAAGAAGTATCTATTGAGTTCAAAAGAACAATTGAAATGGCTGAAAAGTTACAAGGAATTGTAGCAACAGCAAGACTTAATATGTATAAAGAATTAAGTAAACAAGGAATAACAAAAAATGACCTTATAATCAAAAAAGATGATGGAAAAGGTCATATAACTTATGATGAAACAAATTATCAAGAATATGAAAAGTTTTATATTCAATTAGAAGAGGCTATCATATTAAATGAAATGATAGAAAAATTATTTGGTAAGAACATAAAAGATTTATTTGATGATATGGGTATTGATAACATACCAGAAGCAGAACAACCTATGCAACTACAATTATTTAGTTCTAAATTAGGACAGATTATTAACAAAGGACTAGATGATACTCCCAGTGAGGAAAATAAAGAATAATTATAGCAAAAAAACAAGTAATAAAACAATATTTTGCTTTGCTTATCAAGAGGACTTAGACCAAGCCTATGCCTTTTATTGTAGTAGATATGAAAACATCTCATATAAAGAGTTTATGCGATTAGGTTTATTTGAATTTAAAAAGAAATTAGGGAGTGTACCTAAAACTGAACCTTTGTATGACATTATAAAATCAAGAACAATAAACATAGCAAGCATAAAAGATAAAGAAGAGCGGAAATATTGGAGAGAATTAAGAAGAATTAATCAGATACCTCAAATATTTATACCTACAAAAGAAGTATTTGATAATTTAAAAGGAAGATTAAAAGAAACAAATCAATTAGGAGGAAAATAATGAAACATATTAATATTACAAATGCTGATATAGTGAAAAAAATGACTGATGAGCAAAAACACAATTTAGCAAATATTTGCAATGCAAATAAAACCGAACCAGAAGAAATTATTTCACTTATTAAAAATGTTGCAAATGCAACCATAAATTCTGTAATAGACATATGTAATAATTATTTTAAAAGTCCTATTGGCAAAGAATATTTAAAAGTAATGGAAAATATAGGAAAAATAGGAGGAAAATAAAAAATGGAAAGAGATTTAATTAATTTTAATAAAAATATAACAAAGGTAACAAAAGAAATAGCAAAATATGAAGATGAAAAAGGAAATTATATGTTAATACCTACAGGTCAATTATTATGCAATGTAGAATATATGGAATTAGATGAAATAAGTTATAAAAAAGCATTATTTGAAATGATAATTGATAAAGATGCTGAATATAATAAAATTATGATTACTAAGCCTGTAGATAAATATACTAAAACTAAAAACGAAAAAGATAAAGGCACTATCATAGATGCCGAAGTAGAAGTATCACAAGTATGGGTAGTTAAAAATGGTTTAGGTTTAACAAAAGCATATAATAGAAAAGAAAAAGCCTTATCTTATGTAGAAGAAATCAATAATAAATATTTAGAAATGGCAGAGGTGAAATAATGAGAGAAAAAGCAAACGAATTAATGAATGCCATATATAAGGAAGAAACTCAAGAAAAAATTGCCAACACAAGAAATGCTTTTACCGATATTGCAACTTATATACTTGAAAATTTGAAAGATAGCAGAGAAAAAAGTTTAGCAATGACAAAAATAGAAGAAGCTTGTATGTGGGCAATAAAAGGCATCACTAGAGAAAAATAGGTGTAATTATGAAATATTAAAAGATATAATTAAGTAGGTGGTATAAATGGAAATAGTATATAAAAAGGTAAATGATTTAATACCATACATAAACAATTCAAGAACTCATAGCGAAGAACAAATAAATCAAATAGTTGGAAGTATAAATGAATTCGGATTTACTAATCCACTATTAATAGATGAAAAAGATAATATTATAGCAGGACACGGGAGATTATTAGCAAGTAAAAAGTTAAAAATGGAAGAAGTGCCTTGTATAGTTTTATCAGGACTTACTGAAGCACAAAAGAAAGCCTATATCATAGCAGATAATAAAATGGCTTTAAATGCTGGATGGGATGAAGAACTTTTAAAAATTGAATTAGAAAACTTAAAAGAACTCGATTTTGATTTAGAATTAACAGGATTTAATGTTGATGAATTAGAGGACATATTTCAAGTTGAAGAAGAGCAAGAAATTGTAGAAGATGACTTTGAATGGTATGGAGATAAGGCACAAAGCAATATATGGCAAATAAGTAGAGAAATTAATCGTGAAGAACAAGGAAATCATCCAACACCAAAACCAATAGAATTAATTGCAAAAGCATTAAATAATAGTTCTAAACAAGAAGATATTGTATTAGATGTTTTTGGTGGTTCTGGTTCAACATTAATTGCTTGTGAACAATTAAATAGAAATTGTTATATGATGGAACTTGACCCTAAATATGTTGATGTAATAATACAAAGATGGGAAAAATTTACTGGTAAAAAAGCAATTAAGTTAAATTAAAGGAAGTGATATTATGGTAAAAGGGGATACACCAGCACAGGATAAAATTGATAAGAAACAATTTGAAAATTTATGTGGACTTCAATGTACTCTGCTAGAAATATGTGATTTCTTCGATGTTGAAGATGATACTTTAAATAGTTGGTGCAAGAAAACTTATGGTACTACATTTTCGGAAGTATTCAAGATAAAAAGAGGCAAAGGTCAAATATCACTTCGTAGAACTCAATGGAAATTAGCAGAAAAAAATCCTACAATGGCTATATTCCTAGGTAAACAATATCTAGGCCAAACTGATAAATTTGAAACAACAGGAGAAATGAGAGTAATGCCTACTATTAAAATGGAAGTAGTAGATAATAGTAATTTGGAGAGTGTGTTATATGATAATAAAGAATAATAAAAAATGTAATATCAAAATAAATGATAAAAATATAGAGCCTTGCAAATATTGTAATGATGAGCCAAAAATTATAAGACCAGAAAACCTTTTTAATAATCATTTAAATTTTCAAATATTTAATAGATATATATGTTTAATTGATTATAAATATAAGATTGATGAAAAATTTGAAATAAATTATTGCCCTATATGTGGGAGAAAATTAAATGATAAGAAGTAAAGAAATAAATCAATTATATAGTAAATACCAAAATTCTTCTAGAGAATATTTAAAAATGACAAGTGGTTTAAGCCCTAGCGCTACAAAATACCATAATAAAAAAGTTACCTATAACGGAATAAAGTTTGATAGTAAAAAAGAAATGCAGAGATATAAAGACCTTGAATTATTAGAAAGTACTGATTATATATGCAATCTAGAACTACAAAAAAAGTTCTTACTTCAAGAGGGATATACAAATGCTAAAGGTAAAAAGATAAGACCTATTTACTACATAGCAGACTTTTACTACTATGATTATATTGATAATAAATGGGTGGTAGAAGACACCAAAGGAGTTAGAACAGAAGTTTATAAATTAAAGAAGAAATTATTTGAATATAAATATAATTTGACAATAGATGAATTATAAAAGGTTGGGAGATATACAAACCGCGAATGAGTATATCAAGTATTAATGCGAGAGGTGGGGCAAGTGATACAAATTCTGTGAATACTACTCTTATAGGTAGTATATTGATGATATATGCCCGCTAATTTAATTAGGAGGACTTAATCGCTTATAAACGACTAGTTATATCATCAGTATAGTACTTATAAGAGTAAAAGACTTAAAGAACCGATGCCTGACTATGGTTTAGGGTGTCAGTAAACATTTATAAGTACTATCATATCCTAATTTTATTAAAGTGCTATCTATTTTATAGGTAGCATAGAGCAGATAGAAATAATGGAGCAAATGGTTATAGAAAGTATCGCTGATGCTGGAGTACTTCTATGGAAATAGACGAACTGACGAGTTTGTTAAAGCCTTATCTGTTCTATGGTGCTTATAAAAGCACTACCAAACCAAACCCCTTTATAAGTACTGCTATTAAGCAGTACACTGATAATATGCAAGTGTAGGTTAGGCTCGCCAATGAGGCACTATATTTCTAACAGGCTAACTACTTTAGAAAACTAGACATATTATCGGTGTAGTGTTTAATAACACTGGAAAGAAAAAGGAGGTGTCAGAAATGGCAAAAAAAAGTAACACTGGAAAGAAAAAGGTTGATGTTATTAGTTTAGATAATAAGCCGGTTAATCCACAAGTTCAAGAGGAAAAAGTAGAAGTACCTGCTAAGTTTGTTAAGGCTATGCCTAACATTCCGAAAACAGCGGAAAGTAAAATCAAATTACATAATGGAAGAGTATATAAAGACTTAGGTAATGGTTATGGTATGTATTCTGATAATGGACAAGTATTTAGACTTAAATAGGAGGTAAATATGGAGTTTATTAAATTGAGAGAAGATAGATACTTAATCAAAGATAGCAATGGCTTGATAGTATCTAATGAAGAGAAACTAAAATTAGAAAAGAAAGAATTAATCATTAAAGATATAGAAAGCAATGAGTGTCAAGGTAAGACTACTCAAAGAATTGAAGAAATAGATAGGGAGTTGGAAAATGGAAACAAGTCTAAATCTAACACTATCAAAAAAGCAAAGTCAACTACTAAATGATATAATTAGCCCTAATCTAACTGAAATATATGTATTAGGAAGTACACAGAGTGGTAAAACTTATGATATATGTTTAGGGTGTATATTATATGCACAAGCCCTGTATAATTATAATCCAAATGAAACTTATTTCGGTTCTATAACTGGTTGGAGTTTAGAGACATTAAAAGGTAACATCTTAGAGCCTTTAAAAAAGTTTTTAGATGATATGAAGTTAGAAAAAGGAAGAGATTATACATTAAGGTGGCAGACCGATGACAAATATCTTGAAATATACAACATTAGATATTATTTCTTTGGTTTTAACAATGTTCTTGCATTCAATAAGATATTAGGTAAACCTTTGATATTTGAGTGGATAGATGAAAGTGCTAGAATATACTCGCAAGATAATTTAAGAGAGCCATTTAATGAATTTCCTGGTAGACAAGTATCTTATGCAGACCATCCTTACTTAAAGACCATACATTCATTCAATGTTGAGGGTGGGGAAAATCATCCATATAAGATTGACTACATAGATAAGAAACCTTATGCTAAGCATTATTCTTTCTTTCCTTATGATAATCCTAAGATAAAAACAGAAGAAGCAATGCGAAAGGTATTAGAAATGTTCCCACCTGGAAATCTAAGAGAACAAAAGATATTTAATAGATGGATACTTGCTACTGGTAGAGTATTCAATACTATAAACACTATAGACAACTTAGATAATTATGCTTTTAGAGAAATAGGGATAGGAATAGACTATGGTTCAGTCCATGCTACAGCCTTTGTGCCTATTGCCCTTGCTTATGATAAAGTAAATAAGAAATGGGTATTAATAAGGTTAGAGTATTACTACCATAATGCTAAAGAAGAACAAGATAACCCTACAACCGAATATTTTAGTAAGCAATTGAGATTATTCTTATTGTATCTAAAAAGTGAGTATGGACAAGTGCCTATTACCACTATGGTATTAGATAGTGCCGCCGCTCATTTTCATAATAGGTTAATTGCTGATAATATATCACATACATTAATCAATAAAAGTATGGATGATGTAGTTGAGGGAGTTCAATATATGCAATCTTTGTTCTATAAAGAATATCTGCTTGTATATAAACAAAAAGCAATCAAGCACATAACCGACAATGGTGAATTAATTTATAGTGGCAAAGATGATGGAATGCTTGAATTGGAAAGTTATAGATATGACTTAAAAGCAAGTGCTAAAAGTGGCAAAGAAGCCTATGTAAAAGAGTTTGATGACCACATTGATGCTTTAAGGTATATCATAATAGAGTTTAAAGAAACCGATAGAGCACCAGTAGTATAAAAGGAGTTGAATATATGGAGATTAGATGTAAATCTAAAAAAAGATATTTATTTAAAATAGAAATTGAAGAATATTATAAAAATCTAAAGAAAATGGGAATAGAAGTAGAAACTCCTTTGGTAATAGAATACCCTTGCCCTAAGTGTAAGATGATAGAAGTATATGAAATATACCCTACTCATTACATACATATTAGAAGTTATAAAAGAGATGTTGACAATAATAAATAATTATGCTATAATTTAAGAGATAGAAAAGTGCGAAAAAGTGTGTCGTAAACATAAGAAGCATAGAGATAGAAATGTCTTTATGCTTTTTATTTTATAGAAAGGAGGTATAAAATGATTAAATTATGTATAAATATAGGAAAATTAATTTTAAATGTTGTAAATGTTATAAATAGTAAAATAAGTGGAATAAATGAAGCAATAGAAAAAAACAAAAAATGGAAATTATATCTCTATTTAAAAGGACAATGTATTAAATGTTTAAAAATAGATAAAGACTTTGCTCCTATGGGTAAGTTCTATGTAGTAAAAGTAAGAGGCATGAAACATTTACTAGGAACTAATAGAAAAGTACAAATAGTAGTTCAAAGTTATAAATATAAATTGACTAATGAAAAGAAAAGAGAGGCTCATATTGAAACTCTAATATATGAGGGAGTTGATATTAAATGAATAATCAAGTAAGATTAAAATCAGCATACAACTATTTAGAGGCTCCATATATAAGAGTAGAGGCAACAGTAACTCAGCCTGGTATAACTAATGGGAAACCTAATATTTACAAGAAAAATGACTATATAATTGCTCCTAGTGGTAAAAAGGTTGCTACATATATAGTTAATCAAATATTCGGTTCAGACTTAGTAACACAGACAGAGGGGTTATCAATAAACTGGTTAATGCCTACACTTAAAGAGAGCCTAGAATTAACAGTATATGAAGAAGAAAGTTTCATATTAATAAATAAGTTTGATAATAAAATATATCTAGAGTGTATCAAGAAATCAGACATACATGATTTGGTACAAAAGTATGATAAAGTAATAAGCGGTACTATCATACAAGAGTTTGTTACTAAAGAAGATATATACGAACTTCATAGAAATATTAAGTTAGAAAATGGTATTACTTATATGAGTATGGAAGTGTTTAAAGAAGATAAAGGCGGTAAATTAATACCTGTTGATTTAGGTACATTTAATTTAAGAACTGGTAATGAATACATTGCTAAGTACATATTGCCTTATGAAAATTTAATCAACATAGATATAGGTCAGAATTTCTTTAAAGATAGTAAAAAGTTCTTGAATGAAGAAATGGAAATATTCAATACATTTGTTGATGAAATAGAAAAAACCAAAACTAAAATTGTAACAAGTCAGCACTATCAAAGTGGAGATATAGTAACTAATTGGCAACCTGCTTCTAATCATTATAAGGTAGATACATTAAGCGTTGGTAAATTAGCAGATTATTTTACTTTATTGCCTGGTGATAAAGACCATCAATTATTCGAGTTTTTACAAGGTAATATTAGATTTAATGAATATATTAGTTCATTTAAATTTTGCGATTATCAAGTAATTCAAATGGCTGGGCTAAGTCCTGCAACATTCGGTTATGAAAAAGATGCTTATCAGAACGTTGATAGTATAGATTTAAGTAAGAATAATTCTGATATGACTATTGAGGCAATAAAAACACAAATAGAGCCTCAAATAAATCATTTACTAGAAAATGTAGTAAAAGCACAGCAAGCGAACAATATACAAGTTAATCTAATACCTACCGAGTTAAATTGGGATTATGGAGCAAATGAAAAATTCAATGATATGAAGAAACTTCAAGTATTAGGAAGAATTCAAAGTGTTGGCAGTGTTCCATATAGTGTAAAGGCTAAGATAATAACACCTATCCTTAATAAGTTAATTGATGATGACTATGTAGGTAAGAATAGTAAGTTAATAGAAGAATTAATCAAGGCTAATAAAGAGGAAGAAGAAGAAATACAAGTTAAGTTTGGAGAAGTATAATGAAGAAAGACCCATTTAGTTTATTTATAGAAGATAGTGCTTACTATTCAAAAAATGAATATTATAAACTAATGTATGAAACTAAACGAGTATTCTTCGACTACCTATATAAAAATAAAACATTAACAGAGTTCAAAAAAGAAACTGCAAAAATATGGGAAAAGGTAAACCATAAATATATGGCTGAAAGAATAAAAGAACTCGAAGATATGATAATGGCTAGAGATTTAGAGGGAAATAAAATAATAAACCCTGATGCCGAATATAAACAAATATATGAATTAGCAAGTGAAAAAGTATTCCAAAATGTAGAGAAAAAATATAAATACAATATTGATGAATATTATAAAGGCAGAAGAAAAACAGCAAACAAAAGTTATATAGATAGAGAGAGTTATTTATCTAAACTAGTAACTAAATATGATGAAGTACAAGCAACTATCCCTTACCATAATAAAGATGGAAGTGTAAGAAGTTGGCACAACATTGCAGATTATAATTCAATGCTTTATAATACTAATCTCAATCATGCAGGTTGGAATAGGACAATGTACGATGCTAATTTATTAGAGAAAGAACTTTTATACTTACCAGCCCATACATTTGCTTGCCCTTTATGTATGCCTTATCAAGGCAAGATATATAGTAAAGAGGGGAAAAGTGGATATACTTCTGATGGAGTTAGATATTACCCACAAGAAGAAGCAATTGCTGGTGGTGTAGGTCATCCTAATTGTAGACATCAATGGACTATATATTGGGATAAAGACCAAATACAAGAGAATGATTATAATTCTGATAAGTGGCAAGAAGATTATGAAAAAAAGCAAAAGATACAAGCTCTACAACTAAAAAGAACTAAATTAAAGAATGATAAAAAGATATATGAAGATTTAGGAAATGGAAGTGAGGTAAATAAAACAAATGCTAAAATAAAAAAAATAAATGCTACTATAAAAGAATTAAATAAATAGACCAATTGCTATTAAGTCTATAAAAGGTTAGCAGTCGCGACACACTTTTATCACTTCTAAAAAAAGGAGAATGATAAATATGAATTTTGATATTACTAAATATCTAAAAAACAAAGAGATTACTATAAGTAATGATGACCTAGATGTTTCTGCAATGGAAAAAGACCTTTATAAAGGCTATACAAAGAATAGTGATATTCCTAAGGCTGATTATAGTGGTTATGTAAAAAAAGAAGATTATACTAAACTTCAAGGAGACTATACAAGCCTAGAAACTAACTACAACAATACTGTTAAAACTTTAAGTGAAACAAATGATAAGATGACTAGATTAAGTCTTGAAAATAAACTTGTTAAAAAAGGATTTAAAGAAGAAAATTTTGATGAAGTAGTTAAGTTAAGAAATAGTCTTTATGCTGATGAAAAAGATGATGATAAAGCAATTGAAGGAATAGTAACTAGATTTAAAAATACATATTTCCCAGAAGCAGAAAAGAAAAACAACATACCATTTACACAAGCACCTAATGAGGGTGGAGTAAATGGGAACAATGCTAATACTGGTAAAGATATAAAGATAACAAGAGGTACTAGTATTAAAGATTTAATGATACCTGTAACTAAGTAATTTTAGTTAAATATAGAGGAAAGAAAAGGAGGAAGAAATTATGAATTTTACAGGAGTAAATTTAGACCTACAAGGTTTAATGAAAAGAACTTATGCTAATTTACTTTACAATTCTCAATTCTATAAAATGCTAGACAGAAGATGGTTTGAAGTTGGAAGAACTGGCACTCCAATTATTGAGATTGTTAAGCAATTAGACACTGCATTAAATGTAAGAAATAATGTAGAAATCGCACAAGGAGGAATTACAAACGAACTTGCTACTTACAATTCAGTAAAGGTTGACTTAACTGAATTACCTATGGACTATTCATTCAGAGTAAGCCCAATTGTAATGGGTAGTGGTATTGAAAGAGCAATCGAGGGACAAATCGAATTAAAAGAGGCTCAAATCTCTAGACAAATCGATGTATATGGCTTTAATAAATTAAATGCTGATATTACAGGCTCTGCCGATGGTTCAATGGCTTATACTGATGGACAAATCACTAAATGGGCTCCAGCAAGTGGAACTGAAACTATTGAATTGATTAATGATTTAAAATCTAAATTATTTGATAGAAATATCTATGATGGATATCTATTAGGACTAAGTTCAAATGCTTATGCTTACTTTGTATCAAGTTTAACATCAATTCTTAAATATGAAACAAGAGCAGGTGTTGAAGGTGTTGATATGGGTCAAGTTGCTAATGCTTATGGTGTTAGTGTATTCCAAATCAATAGTAATGTAATTGAAAAAGATAAAGAAGGTAAAGATACAAATGTAGTTGGATACTTTGCTAATGAAGTTGGTGTTGTTGGTGATACATTCTGGAGTTCAATGAACCAATATCCAAATGGAATGCCCGGCTATCCAGGATATTTCTGCGTTGAGGGAAATGTAATGTTCGGAGCAAAAGTAGTAAGACCAGAAGCAGTTATTAAATTAGTTGAAAGTATTCCAACAGTTGATGCTGGTTCATTCGATGCTGGTAAAGTTGGACAAAATTATACTCAAAAAACAGCATTCGCTGGTACAGAAGTTGTTAAATATGAGGCTGGTGGACTTCCTGCTGGATTATCATTAAATGCAACTACTGGAGTAGTTACTGGAACACCAACAGAAGCAGGTTCATTCAATGTATCAATCTATGGTGTAGATAAATATGGTAACTATTCTAATGCATTCAATGGAACAATTGTAATTGCTGAATAGTTAGAAAGGAAGTGAGAAAATGCAATTTTTCACAAAAGAGGAATTCGAGAATAAATATCCCGAATACTCAAATGCTGATATTTCAACTTGGCAGATAGAAGCAGTAAGTGAGATGATTTTCTCACAAATAGGCTTAAGATATAGGGATGCTAGTTGGGATACAATTAGTGTCCCTTTGCCTATTAAAAATGCTTCTATGGAACAAATGAGATTTTTATTAGAGCATGACATTCCATTTGTTGATTTTGATAAAGATATAAAGGCAGGAACAATGAGTTCTCCTTTAAAGACTGATTATTCTACTTTAGCACTAAGAATACTTGCTAATAATGGATATCTATATAGAGGTACACCAATGTCTAGTAATATGGCTCTTACTATACCATTTGGAGGCGAATAAAATGTTTCTAGTAAATGGTATGAAAGCAACATTAAGGCAATTTAATCGTGATGAAAATGATGAAATATTTGATGATACTAATTATAAAGAAGTCCCAATTAAATGTTGCCCTTTTGATTGTGAAAGTGCTATAAGGTTCGGTATTTATACAGTGCCTGAGGCTACTGGTTATTATCAAGTTGGAAGACTTGTTGATGTAAAAGCAGGAGACCAAATAATTTATCTAGGCAAATATGCCGATAATAAAGTTCATACAGTGTTAAAAGTTCAAGATAGTTGGATATTTAATAGAGTAGAAAATAAAATTATAGCGGTAAAATAATGGCTGATAATGTAAGTGTTTCGGTAAAATGGGAACCTGGGTCAAAGATGGCTCTTATGAGTGCTCCTGATAAGATGATGTATGCAATTGCAAGACAGACACTTGATAGAAGTTTAGTTCATATTCCACTTAAAAGTGGTAAAATGAGACAAACATCAATGGCAGCAGGAATTAGAGGAAGCAATGGAAATTATTACATAGGTTCTTATACTGATTATGCTAAATATGTATGGGTTATGCCTAGAAAAACACATTGGAGTGAACCTGGTACCTTTGGTAAATGGTACCAAGAAACATACAAAAAGTTTATGAAAAATATAGTCAGTATTTCTATAAAGGAGAATGAATTGAAATGACAAGAGAGTTATTAGAAAAGAAACAATTAATCTTAATTAAATATCTTCAAAATATAGTTAGTGGTTATACCACTGACAAATGGAAAATAAAAGCCGAATATTCAACAAATGATAATGACAGTAGGGTAATAGTCGTACAAGAACAAAGCGGACAAAAACAAGTATTCTATGGCGATATATTGCCTATGTATAATTATTATATGATTGACATATATGGACTTACAATTAAAGAGTGTAAAGAATTATCTTTATTAATAGGTAATCTAATAGGAAAATCGGAAAGAATAGAAGTTGAAAATAAAGAAACTAATAAATTGGAAAGGTGGCAAATTATATTTACTCAATATGTTAATCCACAAGCAATAGAGTATATGGACATCAGAAGAGTTGGGTATAATTCTACTTTACAATGTATTATAAGTAAGATTTATGAAAAAGATTTATAGAAAGGAAGTGTAAATATGAATGAATTTTATGTAAATAATAGAGAAGTCATCAAAAATTTAGGTTTAAATACTGGTACTAGTGCAGTCCCTGCGTTTACTCCTATGTGTACAACTACCGAAGTTGGCTTGACAACTGATTTCGAGCAACAAGACTGGTATGTTTTCTGTGATGCTATTCAAAGAAGTATAATTACTGGTGCTGCCATCTCTATTGATACTACTGTTAAAATTGATATGAATAATGCTTCTATAGTTAAAATATTAGGCGATATTCATGCATTAATCAAAGATGGTACTGTTGCTCAATTCAACAATCAATTGGTACAATTTGAATTATTAACAGGAGTTCAAGAGGGAGCATTGACTTATACTAAGTATAAAGTACCTTGTACTTTGAATTTTAGTGATTTAGGCGGTGCTGCCGAAGATAGTGGCGAGTTTGCATTGACTATTGTTGTAACTGGCAAAGGAGAAGTTGTAACAGGATAAACCTATAAGGGTTGGGTTAAAAGCCCAGCCTTTTATTTTATAATAAGGAGGTGGAATAAATGAATGGAGGAGAAGTCATCTTCAAGTTTAAAGGAGATGATAAAGACCTAGAAAAAAAGACTAATGGTGTCGCTGGTAAAATGAAAGCAAGTACTGTCGCTCTTGGCAACTTAATGTCTAGTGCTATTGAAAAAGTCGGCAGTTCTTTGTTAGGACTTGGCAAAGATGCCTTGCAAGGTGTTGCTGATTTAGAGCAGAATATAGGTGGTGTTGAGACACTTTTCAAAGATAGTGCTGATACAGTTATAGAGAACTCTAAAAAAGCATATACAACAGCGGGAATAGATGCTAATAAGTATATGGAGCAAATAACTTCATTTAGTGCTAGTTTATTACAAAGCCTAGGTGGGGATACTGCAGAGGCAGCCAAAGTCGGCGATATGGCTATTCAAGATATGGCAGACAACTCAAACAAGTTCGGTACTGCCATCGAGAATATTCAGAATGCATATCAAGGTTTTGCCAAGCAGAATTATACGATAAAATTAATGTCTGCTTAATTAGTGATAATTAAGTAAGTGTATGTGAACCTTATCAAGGGTGTGAGATTAAAATATAAGTAGGAAATGACTTATTGAGATAATCTTGCTAACTGGGGAAGCCTAAGTCCAAAAGATATGGTTATCCAGTGCCAAGCCTAGAAATAGGAAGGTCAAACGACTATGAGTTCGTTACTCAGTACAATATCTATTGATACGATATTGGAAGTGCATACTATCTCAAATGAGATAAAGATATAGTCTAATCCCACTTTTAAATAAGTGTTAAAGTGCTAGGAAACTAGGGGTGTAAATGGTTAGATAATTTAAAACTCGGTTGAAATACCATAGCCGAGTATAAACCGAAGAATTAAGCTGGAAACCCATCAAAGAAAAGGGTAATCAGAACCGAAGGCTATACAAAGTATAGTCAGGGGCAACGCATAGAGGTTGAAAAGATATAATACCTCCACGAGGCTTCGGAACTTTATATAAGTTAAAAGATATGCTGAACTATATAGATGATAAATATATAGAAATAAAAGATAAAAAACTTTTATGTTAACAAGTGTATGGTGGCACAAAAACAGAAATGGAAAGATTACTTGCTGATGCTGAAAAGATATCAGGAGTACATTATGACATTTCTAATTTAAATGATGTGTTTAATGCTATTCATGTAATTCAAGAAGAATTAGATGTAACAGGAACGACAGCAAAAGAAGCCTCTACTACTATAAGTGGTTCAATAAATAGTGCTAAGTCAGCATTTAGTAATTTCCTAAGTGGTGCAGGTGGAATTGAAGAAGTAATAAGTACCTTTACTACTGCTGGAACAAATATATCAAATGCGATAGTAAAAATGGCACCTCAAATAATAACAGGCTTAACTACTTTATTGAATAATCTAGTACCTTTAATTAGCCCTTTACTTCAAGCGATATTACCAGCATTGATACAAGGAACTTCAACATTAATAATGGGGCTAGTTCAAGCATTGCCTGGTATTATTCAAATATTAATGGGTATGTTGCCTACTATAATTCAAGAATTGGCAAATATGCTACCAGTTATACTTACTTCATTAATTCAAGGGTTAGTTATGATTATTCAAGAATTGGCTAATCAATTACCTACATTGATACCAGTTATAATAGATGCTATTCTTAGCACTATACCTATCTTAATTGATAATTTACCTTTATTTATAGAGGCTGGTTTCAAATTACTAGGTGGTTTAATTGCTGGTATATTAAATGCTCTTCCGGTATTACTAGCCAGAGCAGGAGAAATCGTTGTTGATTTAGTTGAATATTTCAAAGGAATGCCTAAAATGATGTGGGATTGTGGTAAAAATTTAATACAAGGTCTTTGGAATGGTATTAAGTCTGCTAAAGATTGGGTACTTGACAAGATAGCAGGTATAGGTAATTCAATAATGAAAAAAATCAAAGGAATATTCGGAGTACATAGTCCATCAACAGAGTTTGCATGGGTTGGTAAGATGAATATGCTAGGTTTAGAAAAAGGTATGGAAGATATGAAAGGACAGGTTAATTCAACAGTCGGAGGAATGTTTGATGATATGTTTAGTTTATCACCTAGCCTATATGGAAGTTCAAGCACTAATTTAAGTCCACAAGTTAATGTAGTAGTAAATAATAATATGGAGCAAGACCCATTAGGACAAATGGTTAATAATATTAAGACATTTAGCGGTGGCTCTAAAAATGACTATAATTATGGAATGGGAGGAGCATAAACATGAGTAGATTAAAAATGTTAATAAACAATGAAGAAGTAGTATGCAATAAAGATTTTACTATAACAGAGGAAATGCTTGCTACTTCCTCTACCATTCTCAACAATTGTTATCCAAAAAGTTGGGAAAATGATAAAAATTATGTTTCTAGATTTTATTATCCTAAAGATTATTCTAAATGTAAGATATATAAAGATGATGTACTTGTTTTTTGTGGAGTAGTAAAAAATTCGGGGAACATAAGTCTAAATCCTAGATATCCTCACTTTTGTAGTTTACAAATATTAGATTTTAAGACTTTACTTAGTGAGGGTGAGACTTTAGATTTTGTTATAAGTAACAAGACTATAACAGAAGCGATAGAAATGATTATAGATGCCATTAAAGATTATGGGTTTGTATTAGGTAATATCAATATCTTTGGTGCTGATGATATAATTGGTGCTTATTCTACGCAAAATAAAACTGCTTACGATGTATTTCAATATTTGGCAGATATAACAGGCTCTAAATGGTTTACAAGACTTGTTGATGAAGATAACGTTGCTATTGACTTTTATGACCCTACATTAATGACAAGAGGAAAGAATATTGAATATAATGTTACTTGGTTTGAAGAAAATAATATAAACGATATTTCTTTCAACTATGGAAGTAGAGATTATAGAAATAAACAAATAATGCAATCTGATGAAGTGTATGCTAGCATAGATTATACTGAAACATTAATAGCAAATGGATATGATGTCAATTTCTTAACATCTTCTAATATAGGTAATGTAAGAAGTATAAGTGTTGATGGTGTACCTAAGACATTTGCTACCAAATCAGACAAAGAAATAGGAATAGATGCAAATTTCTATTATACACCAGGTAAAAATCAAATAGAAAGTGAAGAAAATTATTCGGCTGGTGTTCAAATACAAATAGTATATCAACCTCTTGTAAAAGGTAGACAAATAATGTATAATAATGATGAAGTAGACAGAGTAGCAAATCAAATAGGAAGAAAAGGAGTTATAGCAAGATATGAGAATAGAAACGATGTCCTTTCAAGTGCAGAACTTGATAAAGTAGGGCAATCTTATATCAAATATAAAGGCAGTGCAGAAGTTAATTTAAAGGTAGTAACTGATGATAAAGATATTTACAACATAGGACAAATAGTACACTTTGAAGCACCTATAGAAGATTTAACACAAGATTATATGGTAAAAAGAAAAGAAATAAAGGTAATAAATACAACAGACCAAGAAAAAATATTCTATACTTATGAATTATCAAGTTCGTTCAATAGTGAAAGAGCAATAAATTGGTTTGATAATCAAAGAAATAAAGCAAGTGGGAATATTCAAGAGGGTGAAACTATAACTAGAAACATTGATATAGAAAATTCAGCAAATATTATTTACAACAATTTAACAGCAAGTGAGATAAGTGTAAATGGCAACAACATTTTAAATTGTGTTTTAAATGCACCATTTATAAGTTAGGAGGTAAATATGACAGATGATTATAAAAAGAACATATTAGCATATTTATGTGGAAAAACAGAAAAACAAACAGGCTATGATGTTCCTGGAATTATAACAGAAGGTTTACATATAAACAATTTATATACTGAATTAGGAGCAATAGTAGGCGAATATTTTTCTAGTATAGATAAAAATGTCGTGCATTTAAATGGATATAAGCAAGCCTTTAATAGCACCATAACTATTCTTTATGGTTATTCTACAAATGACAGACACCCTAAGCAATATGGCTGGCTAGCATTAGTTGATGAAACATTTAAATTAATTCAAGTTATAGACACTTATTCAAGTGGTGTTGTTATGGGATATGTTGATGATTTAGAAATAGCAAACGATGGAAGCATTTACTTAATAGAAAGAAGATATGATAATGCCGAAATACAAAGAATAGTAACACTAAATAATATAGCAATTAAGCCTTTAAATTCTGATACCTATACTGCAAAAATTAAAAAGGCATATCAAATATCAGACCAAAGTGCAGAAGCAACGAATTTCTTATATCAAATAATAAAAAAACACCCTAATAAGAATAGTTTTTGTTTTGGTGGCTTCAAATATGGTAGTTCAAGCCCATATAATGTTGTTACTGAATTGGTAGACCAAGGAACAGGTTCGCCAGAGATAACTACATACAATTCTAGTGTAGGTACAGTTGTAAAAGATTTATGGGCTAGTTGGGATAATGAAGATAATTTAGATTTTAGAATGGTAGGTCATGACTTTGCAAATTATAATGAAACTTATTTATTAGATAAAAGCGGTAATAGTATAAGTTCTACAAACATAAATGTTCCTATCACAACAAGTGGAGCATATATACCAAGAGCAGATATGAAAATGTTAACTAAAACAGATGTTTATTATTGCGGTTATGAATTAAAGTTATCAGAAAAAAGGGTGTATGTTATTTATAGATTAAATGGAAATTCATACAAAAACATATATGCAAAAAATGAAGAATTTAAAGCATTTGATAGAAACGAAACTACCGAAAGCAGATTTGTTGTAAGCGATGGTGAATTATTTTATTATGCTAGTATATATGTAGGCGATGAAACTAATTATAAAGTTAATTATGGAAGAGTAGTTGGTGATAAAGTATATTTAAATGAAGAATTTTTTACCATAACAGATTTGATATATGCTTTTAATACATTAACTATAATCAAAGTATATAATTTATATAATATGTTTTATCAATCAAAAGATAATGGAACTTCTCATTTACAAATTTATAATGTTAATAACTACAATGGTTCTGCTTATTCAAATATAAATAGTATGGTGCCTAATCAAGGTGTGCTATATGATGGGAAAAGCAACCCTATATTTGCACGAAACTTATATAATAAAACAATAACTGGAAGAACTACTCAAAGTACTATTGAGGTACCAAATAATTACTTAAATGATAAAATTATAGCAAAAGAGAACTTATTAAGTGAAACTAATTCAATATTAATAAGTAATAATCAGACTATAACAAAGAATATATATGAAACATTAAATATAAATTTTATAAATACTTTACAAATAAGAAATGATAATGATGAGACTAATTCTATACTTAACCCGGCAGGAGCAAGTAGATTAAATAATAGTATATCAGAAACAATAGATTATGATAATGCAAAAGCATTAAAAATAAAAATCAATTATACCGATAACACTAATTATATACTTCAATTAAAAGAAAATCAAATTGATAAAATTAGTGATACAAATTATATGTATGACTTTGATATATATGTACCAAAGAGCATAACAAATATTCAAATAATAAGCAACGATGAAATTACAATTTATCAGACTATAAATTCAACATTTGAAGTAGGTAAATTCTATAACATTACTCAAATGGTGGAAATAGTATAAAGGAGGAAGATAAAATGAAAAAGGAGGTAACTTATGATAACATACGAAGATAAAGTAGCATTAAATGAAAATGCAGATATTGCCAATATAAATAAGGTAACTGCTGGTGATATGAATGAAATAAAACAAGTTGTAAATTCTCTTGCTAATTTATTCTTTCCAATAAAAAAGGTAGTAATATTTAACGATAATGATGACCACAGTAATTATTTAGGTTTTACTTGGGAAAGAATAGCAAGTGGTAAAACGTTGGTAGGTATAGATAGTGCTGATACAGATTTTAACACTATTGGTAAAACAGGTGGAGAAAAAGAACATACATTAACTATTGATGAAATGCCAGCACACAGCCATAAATTAAAAGGTAATACAAATGTAGTTTTTGATGAAAGTTCTGCATACCCATATTTATTAGCAAGTGCAAAAAGAGGTTATGCTACTGGAAGTAATATTATTTTTGGTGAAGGTTTTGAAATAAACGATACCACAACCAGAGGTGGTGGACAAGCGTATAACAATATGCCACCATATCAAGTGGTAGCCCTTTGGCAAAGAGTATCATAAGTGATAAATCAAATAATGTAAAATATGTCAATCACCTACCCTATCAAAAATATAATATCAAATAAACATCAAATAGCCAAAACCCTTAAAAAATAAGGCTTAATATAGTAGGGTAGGGGAGTAGTTGACATATAATTGTCAAATAAAAAGGAGAAA